TAAGACCATAAAGCATAGAAACTTTAAAAAGTATCAGCATAAGATTATGGGAGGTTGGCTTGATAAAGCAGAGGGAGTAGTCTTTGAAAACTGGGGTATTGGGGTATTTAACCCTAATAACTTACAAACATCTTGTGGAATGGACTTTGGATTCTCAATCGATCCTGATAGTTTAACAGAAGTTGCAATAGATAAGAAGCGTAAGAAGATTTATTTAAAAGAACACATCTACAGAAACGGCTTAAAATCTCACGAACTAGCTACAGTAATACTTGACAAAGTAGATAATATGCTGATTATTGCTGATAGTGCAGAGCCAAGACTTATTGCAGACCTTAGACATTTAGGAGTAAATATAAGAGCAGTTAAAAAAGGAACTATTGAAAGTGGTATTACTAGAATGCAAGATTATGAGATTATAATAACTCCTGAATCAACTAACATAGCTAAAGAGCTGAACAATTATTGTTTCGCAGATAAAGGTTCTAAGTTATACGTAGATAATTACAATCACGCAATAGATGGTGTAAGGTACAATGTCATATACCATTTAGACAATCCAAATGCAGGACAATATTACGTACAGTAAACTAAAAATCAACTTTTTCTATTATATTATATCAAAGAATTATGAAAGTAAAAATTAAGAAAGAAGGCAAGACAAAGGAGTTTAAATTAGTAAGTAAATGGTCAGAGGTAACTTTAGAATCTTGGCTTAAACTTATTGAAGTAGAAACAGGAAGTAAGACTAATGAAGCGTTAGAAACAATAACAGCTTTGTCAGATATACCTAAACAATTAGTAAGGGAATTAGGCATACAAGACGTAGCAGTTATAATGAGTAAGATAGCTGAGTTACAAGTAGAGCAAAATAGTAGTTTAAAAAGTATAATAGAAGTAGAAGGAAAAGAGTATGGATTTCATCCGAGATTAGATGATATTACCTTGGGAGAATATGCAGATCTGGAGACCTTTATTAAGAACGGAATAGAGAAGAGTATGCCAGAAGTGATGGCAATTCTTTACAGACCAATTACTGCTAAAGGTGAAAATGGAGTATATACGATTGAAGCATACGATGGAAACATAAGTATAAGGGCAGAAGAAATGAAGAAGATGTCAGCAGAGCAGGTGCAGTCAAGCCTAGTTTTTTTTTGGAGTTTAGGGAACGAATTGTCAAAGATTTTGCCATTATATTTAATGGAACGGCTGAACAAGATGGGGAAGGAATTGCAAGTGAATCCTTTGCCGAAAAGTGGGGCTGGTTTGGAGTAATGTACAGATTGACAAATGGCGAGATAGTAAACTTAGAAAGAATAACAAATCTTAGCTTATTAGAATGCTTGACTTGGTTAAGTTATGAAACAGATTTAAATACACAAAACAAAGTAAAAACAAATTATGATAGCAAATAAGACTTACAATAACGTAATCAATACTCTCAAGAATATTGGGGAACAACATTTACAAATAGCTACAGTAACAACAGGCGACATATTTGACATCAATTTGGATAAGATGGAAAAGTTCGCTTTAATGCACATCAATCCTGTTAATGTAACTACAGGAGATTTTGGTTTGACGTATAACTTTCAAATCTTTATTTGTGATCTAGTAAGTGAGAAAGCAGATTGGACAGAAGCTACTATACAGTCAGCTAACAATCTAAGTAATGAGCAAGAAGTATTAAGTGAAACATTACAAATATCAGTAGACATTATTTCAATGCTCAGACATTCAGAACATCAATCAACTCAGAATGAAGATGATATAAATAAG